TGACCAGTTCCAATGCCAGTGCTTCCGCCAGCACCTCCGCCGCCAGTACCACCTGCGCCACCTGCTTGCGAGAAAGGCCAAGCACCGCCGCCGCCACCGCCACCATAAGTAACAGAACTTCCAGTTATTGAAGTTGCTACACCATTACCACCTGCGCCAGCAACTGTCGTTCCAGCAGCACTTCCACCAACCGCACCAGCACCACCACCACCACCGCCGCCATTATCGCCATTTTGATTTCCACCAGCATAACCTTGATTTGCGGTTCCAGAACCACCTGTTGTTGTAGCGGCTGTTTGCCCAGCACCGCCACCGCTTCCACCTGTTACACCATTTGAAGCATTACCACCACCACCACCGCCGCCAGTAGATGTAATAGTAGAAAAAACAGAGTTATTTCCAGATACGCCGTTTACACCATTTGGAGCATCACCACCAGCACCACCACCGCCAACAGTAACTGTGTAATTAGTTGAACCAGTTAAAGAAAGAGCAGATTCAAGAGAACCTCCGCCGCCTGTGGCTGTTACTGTTGAGCGTAATCCACCAGCACCACCACCACCAGCACCACCACCACCACCTCCGCCGCCAGCAACAACAAGGTAATCAACTGTTATAGTGCGCGGATAATTTTGTGAAGCAATAATCCCGATTAAACTCATTAGGCAATATCTCCTACAACATACCAAGTGTCGGTAGCGACCTTGATGCAAGAAGCGGCTGAATACTGCGCTCTCAACTTAGGTGCTGTGGCAGTAGCTCCTGTTGATGAGATCGTAGTAGTGCCTGAAGTGACTGCTTGAATTGTGGTCTGTCCTGCACCAATTTGAATAACATTGATAACTGTGCCAACTGGAAAAGCAACGCTGGCATTGGTTGGAATCTGGAAGTTATTAGCAGAAGCAACGGACATAGTGACCAGTTTGTAAGCATCACCGAGGACAACTGTATAAGTAGCGGTCTGAGCGTTTAGAACTACTGGAATCCCCGCAGAGTAGGCAAGTCCTGTGGCTGCTCCACTATCCGCTACAAGTGTGTGGCCGTCTGTGCCTACCGCGAGGCGTCCTACGGTGTTATCTGCGGTACCTACAATTAAATCGCCTTTAGCATCTATAATCGATGCTGATATACCTGCAGCGTCTCCAAAAAATAACGCAGCTGAATCGCTTACAAAATAGAGAGTACCTGCGCTGTATTGAGCCAGGGCTAAAGATGCAGAGGTATTTACTGTAGCTGTACCAGCTGTAATAGTTGCTGTACCTGCTCCTCTATTCTGAATTACTAGCGTATCTCCAGCATCAAAGAGTCCGCTATTGACAGTACAGGTAACAGATCCAGAGGTATTAAATTCTATGCGTGTGCCTTTATCCGCTGCCGCTAGTGTGTAGTTAGCAGTCTTTACGCTAACGGTCTGGTTAAAATCGTTAGCTTGAAGCGAGTTAACCTGAGCTGCGGTAAGTACCTGCCCAGTGGTAAAGCTCTGTTTAGACATATATCTCCTTAGTAAGCGAGCGAGTCCTCGTCTAGTAGGCCATCTACTAGAGAGTCTAGCACGAAGCCACTCGCGAACGGTTGCGCGGTGGTAAAAGTAGTGTTAAACGAATTAGGGGTAATGTCGTAAGCTACGCCAGTAATTACGGTATCGCTCTCTACGTTACCACCTTGCAGTACCTGTATAACAGTAATCGGATCATAGACGTCTAGCTCTAAGGCTGCAGTAACGCGGTCTGGATCTGCGCCATCATATGCATCTAGGGTAAGAGCCTCTAGCCTTAAGTCTGCTCCTACCTCCTGGCGACTTGCAACGATCATAAGCGCTTGATTTAAGGCATCTGTATCAGTCTGCGCTATAGAGGTACGGTTACGGCTATGCTTAAAAAATGTATCTATGCTGTCGACGTTATTTACTGTCTGAGGCGTACCGCCAGTGCGTGTAACAGTGCAGCTATTTATAAGTCCAAAATCTGATAAATCAAAAGCTACTTTTTGATATGTAATAGTCCCTGGTAGACCTGTATCGCTAAAGACAGTAGCAGTACCGCCAGAGGCTGTAATTATGTCCTGCCTAGACTTAAAGGTAGCGTAGCCTTGCTGGTTTATATAAAAGGCTCCTAGATCCGTAGCCTCCACTGTCTGACAGGCTGCCAGAGCTGTCCTAGTAGTGCCTGTATCAGCCTGTACCGTCGTGGTACTGGTCGTAGATATAGCACGCATACCTCCAGGCCACTCAGCGGCGTCTAAGATACTAGTAATGCGCTGCGCTGTAGTCTGTCCAGCCGTACCGCCTGTAACAGTAGAGATAGATGCAAGGTTTAGTAACTGAAAACCATCGACGCAGTTTAGATCGACAAAGGCAGGGTCAAAGCCTGTAGGTGAGGTGTATTTCCAGGACTGTACGTACATAGATCCTATGGCGTACTCATTACCTGCGAACGTACCTATAAAACGTATCTTACGCATCGGTAATATTTTTCCGTATAGTGGACTTAGCGTATTGGCAGGATTAAATAAACCTGTCTCATCTATTAAACGCAGTGCAGCGTTACCAGATGTAAAGCTGTCAGAGGTACGGTTATAAGCTCGTCTGATACCAGCTCGTATTACGTATTGGCTGACGTCTACAATTTCAGATGCGCTAGTACCTAATACAGACTGGTCTAGAGGTGTTGATGGATCATCTAATACTAGGCTAGGGTCAAAGTTAGCGCCGTTGCTAAAGTCGATTAGACAGGTAAATACCGCGCCTGTAGTCATTATTCAGCTATCAGTAAGCTATTACCTGAGCGCTGCGTAGCGTATACAGCATCGGTTACAGCTGCTACTAAGTCATTTTGAGCTACTACTGATCCCTGGACGTTTACATTTACTACTACAGGCTCAGAGCCTCTAGTATAAAAATTCTGCATAGCGGTATATCTATCGGCTGCTAGTTGATTAGTCATAGTGTTTTGTGCCGTTATGTCATTAGCCATACCCTGATAACGTGCGCCAGATAAATAATTGGTTAGCTGATTTTCTGCGGTAATTGTACGCGCCTGTAATTCGTAACGTGCAGTCGCTAGAGCATTGGCGTCTAAACCAGATGGTAGACCTGCTAAAAAATTAGCAGTAAGTGTATTTTGGTTAGCTATTATTTCTGTAATAGTGTCAATAATTGCGCTAGATCCTGTACCAGGCGTAGTAGGAAAACTTCCTATACTAGTACCAATTCCAGTACCAGGCGCTCCAGTGCCAGGAGAAATAACCGCTCCTGGTTGAAAATTACCGCCGCCAGGTGTCGCCGTTGCTGTACCGCCTGCCCCTGGGACGTTAGGTACTGAAATAGTGGCGCCTATGCTTATCGTATACTTACCCTCGATAATTGCTTTTAGCTTCGCGATAATATCGTCTAGGTTATCGGTAAATTTAATCTCAGGTTTAAGAGCTGCTAAAGCATCTATAGAGGCTTTATCATTAGCAAAACCAGCGGTTTTTAATAGCTGTAAAACCTTTTCTAAATTCATAGCATCGTCATAACGTCCCTGAGTAGCTGCCTGCAGAGTCTTTATAGCGTCCTCGTCGGTCTGATAATCTGCAATTTTTAGCGCTGATAGTTGCAAGACACGATCTCTGTCTGTCTGTGAAAGCTGACGTCGTAACGCTGCCTGTAGGTTAATCGCGTCTATATCAAACTTAAACTGTATAGAATTACGTAATTTTTCAATATCTGCGCTGCGCTTCTTTTCTTGCGCTCTTTTTAATTCCTCACGTTTTAATCTTGCTACGTCTGCGGCTCTTTGTTTTGCTAAAACCGCTTCCCTTTCAGCTAGTTTTACTAATTTACCTTGCGACTCTAATTGCTTTGTGTAGGCATTAGCAGCTCGTACTCTAGCGTCTGTCTCTTTTTCTGCGGCTCTAGCTGCAGGCCCAAAAGGATCTAAACCTACTAACGCATCTAAAGCATCAAGCAAAAATCTAATTACAGGGTTACTAGCTAGAGCCTCTAATTTATTTTCTAACGTTAAGACAGCTGCCGCAGCCTTACCTAAAGCCTCTCCAATTTTTTCGCCTAGCTCTATCATCTTTTGTTGAGTCTGTTCAATAGATAATCCAGAGTCCTCTAAGCCTTTTATTAAACCTCTACCTATGGCTACCTGAGTCTCCTCAAAAGCTACTTTTAATTTATCTATCTTTTCTGCAAAAGTGTCAGCCTGTTTTACGCCAAATTCACCCTGTAAAGCCGTTAATACGTCTTGAAAGTTTTTACCCTCTAATTCAGCTTTCTCAAAGCCGATTCTTAATTTAACTAACGCATTAAAATCTCCTACAAAGGCTCGCGATAAAGCGTTAGTAACTTGCTCTAGCTCTAAGCCTTTACGCCCACTTATCTCGACTGCTAGACCTAATAATTTTTGAGCATCCGTTAAGGTGTAAGTAGTTTGAATTAATTTTTGTAGTGATGGTATTAATTTATCTTGCGATGTACCAGTAGCTAAAGCAAGGCTACGAGTAAAATCGGTAGCTAACGAGGTAGCAAAAGCTAGCCCTAAGGTATTTAGCTCTGACTCTAATTTTCTAGTAGATCTTTCAAGCTCTGCGAATTGTTCAGTGGATTTCTTTACAAAAGCAACTACAGCGGTCGCGGTTAGGGCTACGCCTAAGGTGCGTCCGAATTTTTGTAGACTCTTTATCGATTTCTTAGTACTTTTATCAAGATCCTTAAAGCCTTTATCTTTAAGGCGCGTAATGAAATCAACCGCTACCTCTTTACGACCCATAACCATTAGCGGACACCTCTAACGAATTTTAGTAATCGCTGATCTATTACCTTAGCGATTTCATTTCTAACCTTATCGCCTAATATAGCCTCGGCCTTATAAATAAGGCGTTTTGGAGCGCCTGCCACTTTTGGAAAGAAAATTCTAAAGTCATCTTGAGCCTTATAGTTACGCGATACGCTTTTAGTCTTAGCCTGCGAGGTCTTTTTACCAGATCCTGCTAGCTCGTAAATAGCGCCGCCTGGCGTACTGTTAACTAGAGCTAGGGCTGCGACTGCTACTTTGTTATATCCAAAAGGCGTCTTATTAATGGTAGTGCGTCTAATCTTTATACCTCTAGCTACGATGGCAGGTTGCCAAGTCCAGCGTAGAGGATCTCTAGATCTATGTATTTTGTCATTTATCCAGGCAGGCGATGAGTAGTCTGGTGGCTGTTGCGCAAATACGTCTCTATCCTGGTACTGGATAGTGCCAGGGACAAAAGTTTTAGCTAATTGCTGCATAGGCTTTACGGCCTCACTTAATCCCTTATTAAAATCTTTTCTTAATTGAGGACTAATAGCCTTTAGCTCTCTTACTAATTTATCAAAGTCAGCGATAAGTATGGACTCACTAGCTCTAGCCACTACCGCCTCCTTTTCATCGTGCGCGGTGTGTTACGCGCCTGAGCCTGCTCTTGCAGTATAAACTTTATAGCTGCGTATATAGCAGGATCGCATTTTAGTAGCTCATTAGGTGAGATACTTGTTGCTACCGACACAGCTGCGATCTCCCATATGTCGCTGCGTCGGTCTATCCATTTTTTGAGTCAATAACGAAATCTACGTCTTTATACTGATTTAAGAAATCGTCATCGAGAGCGGCAGTAGTCTCACCTTTAGCTGTTATCAGATAATGAGCGAACCACCATAAATCGCTTTCGCGTTGCTCGTCAATTAGTCGCTTACGCCACCCAGTCTTAAAGTGACTCTCAAAAGCCACCTTAGCCGCTGGCGTAAGCTCGTAATTTACCTCTTTACCGTCTTTTTTAGTTACTTTAATTAATTGCGTAGCCATTTATGTCCCCTATTCTAGTTAATTAAGATGTAGTTTTAGTAAGAGCAGTTACTGGAAGTGTAATCGATGCAGTCATTGGCGCATCAATACTTCCGTTAATTGGCTGCCACTGTGCAACCAAAACAGACATAGAGTAGCGAGGGTTAGTCGCTGTTACAGTGCCTGAGACTGGAATTAGCTGGATGGCTAATTTTGTACCTAGTGCATCCTCAAAAATTGAGTTAACGCTAGATGCAGCAAAATCGTTAAACACCTCTAAAGTAACGCTAGGACGTTCAATACCACCGATTAAGTTTTGTACTGAGTCAGTCATAGCGGTAATTTCTACGGCGTCAATTTCTCGCGACAGGCTGACCGCGCTAACGAAAGTGGTAATAGTTGTAGTGCCTGCGACTACAGCTACTTTATTACCCATAAAGATCGCCATTTATTTCTCCTTTTATTTAGCCGATCAATTCGACATTATACCGATACGCAAGGTAATCGATACTAGCCACCTGTACAGATCCAGCGGTAGCGGATGTTACTCGCAGGGTTTGGACAGCGCCGCTAAGTGTTGCATCTGCCTCGATCGCGGCTTTTACCGAGGTAGAACCTGTTGACGCTAGATAACCGTCTAGCTTTGTCTGTCCAGCTGACTCGCTCATACGTCCTACAATTAAAAGTATTGTACAGGTAGCGTTATCAAAACCACGATTAAAGGTGGCGTCAAAATTGAGATCTAACTGACCTACTACTGCACCTGGGACGTTAACAGAGTCTGGAATATAATCGTAAGTCTTTAAGCCTGTAATAGTTGCTAGTCGCGCTTTTAGATTAGCACGTACTGTTGATGGAACCATTAAGCGACGACCTCTTTTTTATAAGCGCGTACCATCGCAGTAACGTCTCGACCTAGAGGACTCATACGTACAGCTCCTAGATCTCCTAGACCTAAGATGCCGCCTGGAGAGTCTTTACGCTTATATAAGTCAGCTGTAAGTATCTGGCAGGCTGTCTCTATGTCATCTGGAACGCTAGGCCATCCCCATCTAGCAGTAACCTCAACACCTGGACGTAGACCGTTACTAAAGAGTCCAGGAAATATAGGCCAGACAAAAGTAGTGTTAACCATTGTGAGCTGAGTAAAAGGCCTACCTAAAGACGAGGCAGTAAGAGGATCTAATAAGAAATCTGTATCTACTGTTAGCGTCGTCTCAAAGACGCCATCTCCATCGTCGTCTATCTTTACTACGAGACTGCTAGCCGTTCCAATATCATCGACGTAAGTAAATAGCTCACTGTAAGCGCGATACTTACGCGCTGAGGCAGTGCTATCTAAATAAAAACGTCTATTAGCTATGCGATCAATACTGCGAGAGGCAGACTCAATAAGTCCCTCTAATAATGTATCGTCTGAGCTATCTACAATACTTAAAAAAGTTTTCATCGCGTTAAGCGTGGTGTAACCGTTAGTTATAGCCATCCAGGAGCCTCATCGTCAATAGGGACAGGTATTTTCGAGAATAGGTCATTACCAAAGTGTTTTCTAATATCACTCATAGCACGCCCCTTAGATCCTGGATGGTTATAACCACTGGGAGGCCGTAGCCCCCCAGATGGTTTATTAGCACTAACTAAAAGCTAGGGCTCTGCAGACCAGTTCCGTTAATTTGTGCAAACGCTTTTGGGTACCTTAAAGAAGTGTAGGCAAACATCCCATACATAACGATATTTAGCGCGACCTTTCCATTTGGTTCCTCGAACGTAACGTATGTCGGACTACCAGTCTCCTCGAATAGGTGAGACTCGTTAAGGTCGACGATGTGGATAGTGTCTTGGTTTGTACCAGTTCCAGCTGCAGTAGTGATATTTGCGTCTGTGATAACTGGTAGACCGAGAATTGAGTAACCTGAATTATTACCGTAGTTAGGGTATCCCTCACCTGTTCCAATGGCATTTACAGGATTATACGCAGTCGGTACGACTAGCGGACGACTCTGACCATCAAGACCAGCAAGTAGGAAGCCTAGACGACGTGGATGCATAATAATCGCGTTAGGCGATGCGTAGATATTGCTCTGAATTTGTTGGATAGCGTCTGCAAGTTTTGGATAGAGACCTGCGACTGTACCAGTGGTAGCAGTGTAAGTAACTAGGATTCCTGTAGTCATATTTTGGATACCTAGAGGCTGTCCATTTGATCCACTGCCGTTTAGTAGCAGATTATCTAGCTCTGTGTGATATGCACGCATTAAGTCAGTTAATACGATGGACTCTAAGTTATATCCACGTAGTAGAGCTTGCTTGGATACGCTGTTTTGTCCAGCGACAGTATTTACGTTAATTGTAAGTGTGCTGTCTTGCGGATCTGTAGATACCGCTGCTGTGTTTTGCGAGGTTTGAGCTGCGACGCCTGTACCAGTGCCAATAAGAGATAGCACGACTGACATACCCTGCGGCGGCAAAGTGTGACGACGTGACGCATCTGCGAACGGACGACCAGCGCGTAGCTTAGGTGCATACAGATCTACTAGATACTGTGGTACTACTAAACCGCCAAAATTGGAAGTTCCAGCTGCGCGATACTCTACGTTCATTTCTTGCTGGTGGCGACGGATACGATCCGCTGCATCTACGTCAGTGTTGAAATGAGCCTTTACAGCATCACTAAGGAAGCTGTACTCGCTGCGCTGTGAATATGTAATAGGTTCGCTAACTACTTTAATAGCCTCGCGCTTTTCGCTAGCTGGCTTTGTGCTATCTACCTTAGCGGCTAGATCTGCAGCCTTAGCGTTACGTAGTTCCATATCTGACATCTGCTCAATTCTTTCATCGAGCTTCTTTACTTCAAGATTAAGAGCTTCAATATTAGCTAGCTCTACCTCTGTTACGTCGCGAGTTTCCTCAGCGGCGCGGTCTACGATCGTCTGGATCATAGAGGTTTTGGTCTCGCGCTTTTCGCGTAGACCATCTAAAAAGTTATTTCCCACGTTTTACTCTCCTAGAATAAAAGTTAATTATTTGTCGTAGAGGTGTCGATCTATAACGTGGCGAGGTGTCGCATAACGCGAGGTGTCGCACCTGTTAAATCGAGGTGTCTTACTCTCCTAATATCTTACTATATTTTGCGTAAAAGTTTTAATATAGCTAAAGCCTGTACCGTTCGCGTTTTACTATTTTGCGCCGTTGGCTCCCAGGCATTACAGTAAAAATTAGCCGCTATCTGGTCATCCCATTTAATACAGTATCCCTCTACGTTAAAACCGCAGTTACCGCAGTTACGACCCTCTGGGACGTCTGCACTGTCGGCAGGTCTGTAATTATCAGGTAAAGCTCTTTCGCCGTATTCAGCTATATTTACCGCTGCTAATTGATCCTGCGCCTGAGCCTCTGTCCTATGACAGCCTATAACCTCGTTATTAGAGTCTTTGACGACTGCGTAACCATCACAGTCAGGATGATTATTTACGATGCTGTATGGCATCTAAAATCGCCTTAGCTGCGTCGAGTCGAGGTGTGCCTACTGGCTCCTGAGAGCGTACGCCGTTAACGGTTGCTAGATCGCCATAAGCTCCAAAAGTTACTAACGATACCTCTGCTAGATGAGCCTTTAATCTTTCAATAACGCCATCTGTACGCTTACGGTTTTTAATTGGCATAAAACCTATAGATAGCTGATCTAGTGCGCCATCCTTAACTAGCTCTAGCGCATCGTCTCCCTCGCGTGTGCGACTTACCTTAAATTCTGCGTAGAGTCCCTCGTCTGTCTCACGTAGGAGCGTGGCTCTACCGACTACAGTTTTAGTATCGTGGTTACGTAATAATTTTACTCGATGAGCTGCCTTAATAACGTCAGCAAAAGCGCCTCGTCTAAATACTTCAATAGTGTCACCGCTTACGCGTTGCTCTTTGTCATATGGAACAGCAATACCATAAATAGTACGGCCTCCATTTTCATCCTCGCGGATTTCTAGGTCTAGTGCATAGCTGCGGATTTCATTAGTACTCATACGTCTAATTCATCCTCCTCGTCATATTCTGGAGCCTCGATAGTGTCTATAGGCTCATCATCTATACCCTGGATAGGGTCTCTATTTTCCATATCTCTCACCTCGTCTACAGTTAAGAAGCCGTTAGTAAGACCTACTGCGTGAGCTTGATAACGCGATAGCGTATCTGTACGTAATAGCGTGTCGTAATTAAATTTAGCTGTCTGACCTCGTACTAATAATTCTGATAACGCTTGCTCTATTCTCTCTGCGATCGGCTGTATTGACCAGCGTACTAACTGTAGATTTTCTTGCTCGACGTTAGCGTAAGTACGAGAGCTGTTAGGCGCACCTAAATAATATGCAGGTAAGCCCAGGATATTAGCAGCCTCTGTAAGTCCCTGGATCTGCGCCTCTATTAATTGTGACTCTTGCGCGTTAGATGAAAGTATCTCAAAATCTGTAGTCGAATTTAGTACGGCAGGCTGGCGATTACGTCCGCTATACATAGATAGCCACGCTGTTTTAAGAGCGTCAGCCTCCTCCTGTGTTAAATCAGGATTACCAGATTTAATTACAGCTGTAGGATTTACGCCACCGTCAAAATAACGCGACGCATACTCATTAATGGCTATCTCTTTACCTATGGCCTGTTTTTGTGTCTCTACTATTCCTCGTCCAAAAAATTCTCCAGGTAACGTAAAGTTTTTAATATGTAATATATCGTCTGCGTCGTAAACTTGCTCGTCAATTCTATAAACTATGCGACCATCTACGCGAGTAAGATTTACGCGATCGATAGCAACAGGGTAAAAAAATTCAGGTAAGCCATTAGCGCCACGTTCACCTAGTACAGCTATATAGTTACCATCTAAGATTAAAGATGCAGCCATAGCGCTAATAGTTTCGATGCGCGTCTCTTGCGGATTAGGTTTAATTAATATCTGCGGTGTTGGTTTAACGATACGACCATTACGGTAACTATGTAGACCTAGTGCGCCTATAGCATCTGCGATTAATGTAACACCGCGGTAAATTGCTGGTACGCCTAGCGCTGTATTAGTATCGACGTAAGTACCTGACCAGTTAGCCTGGAAAGCTCTACCTACTCTACCTAGCGAGTCTACGTAGCCAGATGATGTATAGACTACAGACGGCTGTATCTGCCGTTTAAGTAGTCGTCCTAGCATTATTTATTCCTTTTCTCCATAGCAATACCAAAGAGCATTAGAAAAGACCCTCCTAATACTATCGCAGATGGCGCATAAATTAAGTACGCACCTGCGGTTATGGCTATAGATCCTAAAAGTTGCAGCGTTAGCGGTATGTATTTCATTAGTAGATTTTGCTCCTTTGTACTGGCATCTCTATCGGTTCATTTACTACGCCGTATCGTGCCAGTGTTGCAGCGACCAGCGGCGTAATGTTATTTGTGCTATTTCTCGACCAAGCCCAGGAATCACCTAAAGCTCTTTTACTAGATCCTACGATGGCCTGTCTCAGATTAGGGTCGTCTAGGTGACAGATGCTTTTAGCCTGTACAGCATCGTAAAAGGATCCGCAGGCTCTGGCATAGTCTCTAAGACCTACGCTAATTACGCCTACGCCTGCGTTTTCTAGCTCTCCTATTATTGACGAGGCTGGCGATCCATTATCTATAACTACTGGCGCGTTCCATTTTTTAGCGATTTCTATAAGGCGTGGTAATACCCAGTTAGCACCATCTTTAGCTTCGATAATCTCTACTGGCGTCTTTTCTTTGACTAAACCAGATGCAGCTATAGAGGACTTATCGCGCTCCCTAGATATGTCTACACCTAAGACGATTTTATTACCTATGGTTATATCTGTACGAGCTAGGCTGTCCCATAGATCTACGTCTATAACCGCTACGGCTTCTTTAGCAGGCCAGACGTTTAGCCACTCTTTAGTAAATATCTCTGGGCTGTTTGTGTTAGCAGCTTCTCTTACAGCTTCAATTAATACGCCATTAGACTCACCTAAAGACGGTATCGACTGCGCCCATACTGACTCGTCCATATAGTTAAATTTCTCCTCACGTGGACACCACTCGAACCAGGCTAGTCTTGTCTGTTTATCGTTTATGTTAGCGTGAGCTACCTCGCGGTAATGCTGTAGTAATTCGCTTTTGCCAGGGATACCAGCATTAGACAGAATCCATAACTGTCCATCTTTACGAGTCGCTAGCGTAGGTTGCAGAGAAGCTATAAGACTAAGAGGATGCATAAGAGCTTCATCGATAACCATTAGATTAAGACTCATACCTCGCGCACCTTTATCGTTAGGTGTGACTATGCCGTATGTAGATCCGCTTTTCATATATAGGCGCTCGCTGCCATTTATGTAACTAATACGATGTATGTGTTTAGCGATAGCAGGACAGCGCTCAAAGCTGTTTATATGCTCCTGCCATTTAAGCTTAGCCATATTACGATCCTGCGCTGTATAGGCGACGTGATGGCGCGGCTTTAATAGCTCATAGGCGATACGTGTCTCTACTAGCTTTGACTTTCCAGACTGACGACCTACAGCTACGCCTACAGTCCTATACCAGTAATGTCCGTCTACTTTTTCTAAGGCTGTGTCTGCTACTTGCCTTTGCCATTGATAAAGGCTAAAGCCCATTAGGTTAGCGACCTTCTCTAGCTTGTCGCCATCTGTAGGTAAGGCTATATCTCTTTCAGTAGCCCATCTAGGAGGACATACGGTTGCTAAGTCCATAGCTCGTCTATTGAGTCAGTAGGAGCTATCTTAAACCAGATCTCTCGTAGCTCCTTAGATATGGCTGGTATTGAATTTATAGCCTGGTTACTTTCCTCTATCTGATCCCAGGCAGCGGTAAGACCTAGTAGCATCGTTCGCGTGACTGCATCGATGTCAGTGCGACCCTTTAGCATCCGCTTCATAGCTCTTACGTGTCTACCTAATCTACGTCGCCTACCACTTACG